ACCTTGGCTTGCAGTGTCTGCTACAGCAGCATCTCTGGTCGGTACAATTACCTAATAAATAATAACTCGTACAAAAATCTAATCAATCAATGCCAGATCTAGTAGTAGACACGTTCCCAATATGGAAAGCAGTTGCATGGTGTTTTTATCCAGTAGCATTGCTAGTGACAGTTGAACTACTTCTTCGTGTAGCGAACGATGATGATGACGATGACAGAGACGGTGGTATAATGGTTCCATCATACACTGGGGCTTGACATAGAGTATTAATACCTATATACTTATAGAGTATTTTTACCTAGTCATGCCTCAAATTGTATTCTTAATTGGATTAACCTTTTTCGCAACACATCCTGAGATTGTAAACATTGCATTTCAATGAATAGTTTGATTTACTTTTTATTAAATTTTTTAGACTTTTGGTTTTTACCCTTAGTCATCGCACTTATAGTATCAGTTGTAGTAGAGCAAGTAATCAGAAGGAAAGGATCTGATGCTGCTATATTCACAGCAATGAGGATACGTAAGTTTCTTTACAGACAAAACGTCATATTAAATTTCGTTTGGTTCTTGTCATATTTCATCTTTGTTGTTATAATGAGGCCATCTATGCCAGTGGGAGATCCCATGGCAAGTCCTGACCTCCTTTGGAACTTTTGATGAAAGACTTTATAGGTGTGTATGATAACGCATTCACACCTGACCAATGTGCTGATATGATTGAATATATTGAGTCTCTCCAAGAGAATCATTTATTATTCCAAGACAAAGAAAAAAAACATGACACAGACCACCAAGCAGTAGGTCTGTTTTATCATAACTTGTTAGGGACTTCCCCCTTTGGGGCGAAGTTCCTTCCTTGTATTCAGCAGTATGTTGATTCCTACCTTAATGAATACTCGGTACTATCAAGACAAAGGTTTTTAATATATGATGTCAAGGTTAAGAAGATACCTGACGGTGGTGGCTTCCATTCTTGGCACTACGAAGCAAATAATTTTGTGTATGCTACCAGAGCATTTGTAGTTCAGTTATACCTTAATGATATAGAAGAAGGTGGTGAAACAGAATTCCTGTACATGGGTAAAAGGATACAAGCAAGAGCAGGTAGACTCATTATCTTCCCTGCTGGTTTCACTCATGCACATAGAGGAAACCCACCACTAGGACAGACAAAATATATTTGTTCTTCATGGGGTATCGTTCAGGAATAGTATGTGCTATAATATAAACGAACATATTATTGATAATGGTTTGGAAGTATCGTGAATTGAGTACCCTGACATTGATTCAGGAGTACATTGCCAAAACCTATGAAGCACACTATGCTCAAGGTAAGACACAGACATTAGATCTGATAGAATCTCTAGGTGATGCTGAGTCATACACCAAGTGTAATGCTATCAAGTACCTTTCTAGGTTCGGTGCTAAGAATGGCAAGAACCCAGATGACGTTTTAAAAGCAATTCACTATTGCATCCTCTTATACCATTTTGCTGACTTACATGATGAAAATTTCAAAAAAGACAACCGAAATTCTAGCAAACTTCACGAGCATAAATCAGTCTCTTAGTTTTAGAGAAGGTAGGCAACTAAGGACTATTTCTCCTATGCAGAATGTTCTTGCACAGGCAGATATTGAGGAGTATATACCAAAGGATTTTGCAATCTACGATCTACCACAGTTCTTGAATACTGTTGGTCTATATTCTGATCCAGATATAGATGTTAAGACTAATGAATCTTATGCATCTATTAAGGAAGGTAATGCTAATCGTTCAAAGTATTTCTTTTCAGATCCTAGTGTAATCATTGCACCACCTGAAAAGGAAATGAAACTACCTAGTGAAGAAGTTTCCTTCACACTGAATAAGGATACATTAACTAAGATTCTTAAGTCTTCAGCAATTCTAAACCTACCAGACTTAGCAGTAGTGGGTGGTGAAGGTGTAGTTAAGTTGGTAGTTAATGACAGAAAGAACGATACATCTAATGAGTATAGTATTGTTGTAGGTCAAACTGATAAGGAATTTAGTTTCAACTTTAAGATTGAGAATCTTAAATTGATTAATGGTACTTATGAAGTAAACATATCAGAAAGAAAACTTGCTAAGTTTTATAATGCTGATTACAAATTAACTTACTTTATTGCCTTGGAGCCTGATTCTGTTTATGAAGGATGATTTTTTATGGGTTGAAAAATATAGACCCAAGACAATTGAAGACTGTATCCTCCCAGATAATCTTAAGAAAACACTTAGTGCTTTTATAGATAAAGGAGAACTGCCTAACCTTTTGTTAGCAGGACCGCCAGGCATCGGTAAGACTACCGTTGCCAAGGCATTGTGTCATCAAATAGGAGCAGACTATTATGTCATCAACGGATCAGATGAAGGCAGGTTTCTCGACACCGTGCGTAATCAGGCTAAGAATTTTGCCTCTACTGTTTCCCTTACGTCAGGGAGCAAGCATAAGGTTATCATCATTGACGAGGCAGACAACACCACCCATGATGTTCAGTTACTTCTTCGGGCAAACATAGAGTCGTTCTATAATAATTGTAGATTTATCTTCACGTGTAACTATAAAAATAAAATCATAGAACCATTGCATTCTAGATGTGCTGTAGTTGATTTTAGTATAGGTAAGAAAGAGAAGCAACAGATTGCTGCTACATTTTTTAGGAGGTTAGTTGAGATACTAGATAAGGAAGGAATTACTGCTGATAAGAAAGTATTAGTTGAGGTAATCCAAAAGCACTTCCCAGATTGGAGAAGAGTGCTTAATGAGTGTCAGAGGTATAGTGCATCAGGATCTATTGATACTGGTATACTTACAGTATTCAGTAATACTAATACCACTGAACTTGTAGGGTTTCTACAAAGAAAGGAGTTTGGTAATGTACGTAAGTGGGTTGTTCAGAATCTGGACAATGACCCTAACTTGATATTACGGAACATCTATGATATAATGTATGAAACATTAAAACCAAAGTCTATTCCAGAGGCAGTTTTGGTTATCGCAAGATACCAATATCAAACTGCTTTCGTTGCTGATCAGGAAATAAACCTAATGGCAGCGTTGACTGAACTAATGTGTAACTGTGAATTCAAATGACTAAATCATCACGACCTGCAAAAAAAGCAACGGTCACCAATCGTGAGATCAAAGACTCAGTTGAAGAACTGAAGATCTCTATGCCTAGGCAAAAGAAAAGTATATTCTACTATCAGTTCTGGAGTGTTGCTGCATTGTCAGTACTTGCTGGACAACTATACGTAGGAACTGGATACCGTCAGATGTCAAGATCTTTTGATCGTATCGTAGACAGTATCGTAGTTGAAATAACTGAAGACTCTGGACCTAAGTTCTATTAAGTTGATGAAAACTAATATATTCTATGTTTATGGATATCTTCGCACTGATGGAACACCCTACTATATTGGTAAGGGTCGTTCTAAAAGAATAGATGATGCACACCAGAATGTAAAAGTTCCACCTAAAGATAGAAGAGTTAAGTTAAGGGAGAATTTAGAAGAGCAAGAAGCATATGATTATGAGATGGAATTGATAAAGAAGTATGGTAGAAAAAGAATTGATGAAGATGGAATTTTATATAATGTTGCAGTGGGTGGACCTTATGCAGCAACAAAATTACTTACGGAAGAAGAAAGAATCGAATCTCAAAGAAGAGCTCGTCTAAAGTATTATAATGCACATAAGGATGATCCAGAATATATGGAAAATAGAAGGTTGTCTGATAAGAAAAGAAATAAGTCAGAAAAAAGGCAGCAATGGAATCAAAGATCAGAAGTTAAAGAGTATAAAAATAAAACTGCTCTAAAATTTTATTATGAAACTCTTAAACAAGATCCTGAAAGATATGCAGAACATATAGAAAAAAATAGGATCCGTAGAAGAAAACAAAGATTTACTGCTGAAGGAAGGGAAGAACACAATAACAATTGGAGAAAGTATTACCAAAAAATGAGAGAAGATCCAAAAAGATGGGCTGCATATTTAGAAAAGAAAAAAGATTATAGGAGAAAAAAATGATTAGTAAAGTTGAATTGTTACATCATAGACTTCAAGAAGTCTTAAGAAAACATACATTCTCTGGTAATAATAGTCTTGAATATCTTGGTGAAGATGAACGTGGTCACAAATATAGAATTGCTGGCAATGAAGTATATGTTGATCAGATTGCTAAAGGTTTAGCAAAACGTTTTCTTGATACTCATTTTGAAGAATTTGAGGACTAATGAAATCATTAAAAACTCCACTTCGTTATCCAGGTGGTAAGTCACGTGCAATTACAAAGATTAGTCCTTGTTTTCCTAATCTAAAGGAATGCAAGGAATTTAGAGAACCGTTCCTAGGGGGTGGTTCTGTTTCTTTGTATGTCACTAAAGCCTTTCCACACTTAACTATTTGGGTTAATGATCTTTACACACCGCTTACGAACTTTTGGCAACAACTTCAGAAAAACCCTGACGAGATTACGAAAGAACTTACGGGACTCAAAGGTCGATACGACACACCCGAACGAGCGAGACACTTGTTTGCTGAATGCAAGGAATGTCTTAATCATACTAACAGTGGGAAGAGTTCTAGGGCCGTTAGTTTTTATATCGTTAACAAGTGCTCATTTTCTGGACTTTCGGAATCTAGTTCCTTCAGTGCTCAAGCCTCAGAATCCAATTTCTCAATGCGAGGAATTGAAAAGTTGCCAGGATACTCAGAATTAATTAAAGACTGGATCATAACAAACCAATCTTACGAAAAGTTATTATGTAATGACTGGGATAGTAAAGGTCATTTTGTGTACATGGATCCACCATATGATATCAAAGATAATCTATATGGTAAGAAAGGTGACATGCATAAAAGATTTGACCATGACCAGTTTGCAAAGGACTGTGATGAGTATAAGTCTCCAATGTTAATATCTTATAATTGTGACCAATTGATAAAGGATAGATTTTCTGAGTGGAATGTGGTAGAGTATGACCATACATATACTATGAGATCTACCGCATCTTACGGTAAGGATCAAAGAGAACGTAAAGAGTTACTACTATTGAACTATGACTGTCGAAAAACTTTGGGATGATAGTAAATGGCGTGAACAATCACTGCCATATTATACAGGGTTAAAAGCAGAGTTGCTTAAGAATGGACCTAAAAGTCTTTCCCAATCATGGATACTGGGAGCAATGTATAGTGAATGGAAGAGAAGAAATGGATACGAAGATGTTGAACCACCCAACTGTCAATCATCTTTAAAGAAATTTTTACAGGAACAAAAAGACCAAGGAATCTAATGGCAATTTATCATGATGCTGAGATTAGAATTAATCTCAATGAACTTGTACAAACTAGATCTAACTACTTGTTTAGAAGTAGTAAAGTTAGTACAAACCTTAGTGAAAAAGATATAGATTGCTTGTCTTCAAGTCTCCCATCAAAGTTAACATGGGATGCTTTGTATGGTATGGTAGACAGTGCTATCTTTGAGTATCTTGATGAAGCAGATACACACTACGGTGAAAGAACTATTGAAACCATTGAGGTAACAAGGGAACAAGAATTTAAAAAGAATTTTAAAATGGTTAAACTAGAATCATCTGCATGGACAATCGAAGTACCTTTGAGGAAGAAGTAATGCTGGCACAAGAGTTAAAAGAAGGAACAAAGAAATCACATTCTCTGGCAGAGAACACATCTTTTGTGAAAGGATTTCTTAGAGGTACTCTTAGTGAGTATAACTATGTGGTGCTACTTTCTAATTTCTATTACATATACAGGGCATTAGAAGAAGAGGTAGGAGTTCATAATAAAAATTCTAAAGTTGGTTCTATAAATTTTGAAGAACTTAAAAGGGTTCCATCTATTGTAAAAGATTTAAAATATTTTATAGGTCCAGACTGGGCTAATAGAGTTGTACTTACTGATGCAACAGAAAGATATATTCAACGTATCAGGGAAGTATCTAAGGACAGTCCATACTTATTGCTAGGACATCATTACACAAGATACTTAGGTGATCTATCTGGTGGTCAGATACTTAAAGGTATTGCAAAGAAGTCATTGAAGTTAGGAGATGAAGGACTTGCTTTCTATGAGTTTGATAAGATAGATGATAATAAAGTATTTAAAGAAAGGTATAGATCAGTATTGAATAGTATAGATCTAACAGAATCTGAAAAGAATGCTATAATAGTTGAGGCAAACTATGCTTTCAGATTAAACATGTATATGTTTCAAGAGTTTGAAGGTAATGTATTCAAAATTATTTGGAATTTAATACGTGGATAGTGTAGGTAAGGTTGGTAAATGGATATATGATGTATTGAGCCAACCCAGTAGGGTCTTTGGTGATCTACCACCATGTCCATTTGCTAAGAAGTCTTGGGATGACGGTGGTATTGATGTTCTAGATTTTAGATCTTGGGATGATGTTGAAGAACATTTAGATATACTACAGGACGTTATGATCTTTATGATGGAGGATATATCGTCAGAAGAACTCGTAGAAAGAGCACGTTACTTTAATAATAAATACTCACACCTAGTATTCTTAGAGGAACACCCTGACCTCGTAGAAGAATTTGATGGTGTGACAGTAAACTCTGGTTATACTATGCTTATTGTTCAAGACAGGAAGCATCTTGTAGATTCAAGAAAGTTATTAGAGGATACTGATTACTATTATCATTGGTCACCTAAACTTAAACAACGTATCCTTGACAGATGAACAAGTATAACTATTGGGCTCCTTGGCATAAACTAAAGACTACTATACTTGGCAAGTTTTATTCTCCTGAATTTTTTGAGAACGTAGAGAATGACCTTATAAGATCTAACCTACAAAGAATTGCAGAGGAAACAGAAGAAGATTTATTAAACTATAAGTCAGTACTAGAAAGTGCTGGTGTACGTGTTATAAGACCATACCTAGATCCTAATGATAGGATAGAAAGATACTTACAAGATGGTATGGTTAATAATATTAATCCCTTTGGTCGTGTAAGGACTGTACCTAGAGCACCTTTACAACCAAGGGATTTTGCTTTGGTTGTGAATGGAAAATTACATATTACACATGGAGATCATGCTGGATTGTTTGATCTAGTAGATGAATATAATAAAGAGGATCAGGTTATCTTAGATTGGGAGATAGATTCATTACCTGAAGATAAGAAAGATAAACTTTATAGGAAGTATTATAATACTAGAAAGACAAGGGATTGGCCTTCTTTTGAAGATATACACACTGCTGATATATCTAAGATGGATCCTATGACTCAAATGGAAGTAGGATACTTTAGAAAATATGCTAGACAGTCTATGGTACACATGGTTAAAGCACCTTGTGTCACAATAGTTGGAAAAGATATGATTGTTGAGGGTGCATTGTTTGATCAAGATAAGTTTAAGGACATAAATTGGGGATATAATCCAAGGTACAATCTCATTAACATAGGTGGTCATGCTGATGGATGTTATCGTCCTATAAAGGAAGGTGCTATCGTATCAATATTCCCACCATCAAAATATAAATCTACTTATCCTAAGTGGGACGTTTGTGAATTATATAATACAGGTAAACATACAGATATTATTAAACAATTCTACAAGTGGCGTGGTGCTATAGGTGGTAGGTGGTATGTTGATGGTGAGATTAACCATCAGTTTATTGATTTTGTTGAGAACTATTTGACTGATTTTGTTGGGTTCACTGTTGAGACTGACTTTGATGTTAACTGTATATCATTAGATGATAAGAATATATTAGTATCAGGTCTTACTGATAAGGTAAGTGATTTCTTTAAGAAGCATAAGGTAGAACCTACATTAGTTCCATTCAGACATAGACATTTTCATGATGGTGGACTGCATTGTGTTACCTTGGATCTATACCGTGAAGGTGACATGGTGGACTATTGGCCAAATGAAAAAAATAATATAGAAGATTCTGATGGTAATGTTCATTTAAGTACAGGTAACAAATATAGAAGAAGAGGATTTGGTGATCAAACTACTTTGGATGAAAGTGTAGAGGAATATAATTTTAAAAATGAAGAGGCACGTGAGAAGTTTGAACTTGAAAAAGAATTGAGGAGGATTGAAAAAGAAGGTGGTGGTCAAAAATTACAATCTAGAGGACAGTGGTGGACATGATGCAAGGTAAGTACAATCAGTGGTCACCTTGGGGCAAGTTAAAGACTTGTATGTTAGGTAGTTTTTATCCACCAGAATTCTTTAATGCTATTAAGGAAGATAATATACGTACATGTATGCAACGTATATCAGAAGAAACATTAGAAGACATAGAAAATTTCCATAAGGTATTACTTGACTTTGGTGTGGATGTACATAAGACTCAGACCAATCCTAATGATAGTATAGACAGATATATTATTGATGGTGAAGTTAATTATATTAATCCATTTGGTAGAGTACGTACAGTACCTAGACCACCATTACAATGTAGAGATAGTGCAAGAGTTATTGGTGATAAACTGTATATAACTCATGGAGATCATGCAGACATATTCAGAGTTCTTGATAATTATAATAAAAAAGATCAGGTCATATTAGATTTTGAATTAGATAATTTAGATCAGGAACAAAAGGATAAACTATATGAGGTTTATTACTATACAAGAAGGACTAAAGATTGGCCACCGTTAGAAGAAATAGATTCTGATATATCACATCTAGATTCTATGACTCAGATGGAGATTGAATATTTTAGAAAGTATGCTAGACAATCTATGGTGCATCTTTTAAAAGCACCATGCATGACTTTAGTAGGAAAGGATCTATACCTAGAGGGTGCATTGTTTGACTTGGTTGAGTTTAAGAATATAGATTTTGGTACAGACCTTAGATTTAATATTGTTAACATGGGTGGTCATGCTGATGGATGTTTTGCACCACTTAAACCTGGTGCTTTGATGGTAGTACAGGACACATCATTATATAAAGAGTCTTTCCCTAACTGGGATATATGCCATCTACCTAATACTAGTAAGAGTTCTGATTTGGCAGCATTTTTTCGTGATTCAAAAGCATGGGTAGGTGGTAGGTGGTATATTGATGGTAAGATTAATCCTGAGTTCATTGCCTTTGTGGATAAGTATATGGTAGAATGTACTGGGTTTACAATGGAAACTAACTTTGATGTAAATTGTTTAGTCCTAGATGAGAACCATGTAGTTGTTTCTAATTTGATACCAAAGGTAGCAGAGTTCTTTAAGAAACATAAGATAGAACCAATCGTTGTTCCATTCAGGCATAGACATTTTCATGATGGTGGACTACACTGTATTACGTTAGACTTGTACCGTGAAGAAGACAAGGTAGACTACTTCCCAGAAAGAACTTCTGATGTTGCGATTACAGCGTCAGATGGAAAAATTAGAAGAGGATTCAAATGGAACTTAAACAATGGTTATCATGGAACTTAAAGAATGGTTAAAGACAATTAATGTTTCAAAGAAGAATCTTATAGATGAAGAACCAGATTTAGAAAAAAAATATCCAGCATATATTGTTAATAGATGTCTTGCTGGACATCTTGATGCAATAGTATATGTTAATGAGTTAAACATAAACCATCACTTAGATAAGAAGTTACAATACGACTTTCTACTAAATACTTTGAGGTCTGCAAAGCGGTATTCTCCTTGGATACGTAAGGATGAGGCAGACAATCTTGATGCAGTAAAACGTTATTATGGTTATAGTAACGAGAAATGTAAGCAAGTGTTGTCTATACTTACCGAAGATCAATTGAATTATATCCATAAAAAACTTGATACTGGGGGATTAAAATGAATGTCGCTGAGCCCGAATATAATTGGACTCCTGATAAGATGGTCGAGGTCAGCCTTGCTGAACCTGATGACTTCCTTAAAGTCCGTGAGACTCTTACTCGCATAGGTGTTGCATCTAGGAAAGAGAAGAAGTTATATCAATCATGTCACATCTTGCATAAGCAAGGAAAGTATTACATAGTCCATTTCAAGGAACTCTTCGCCCTTGATGGTAAGAAAGCAAACTTAAGTCTTAATGATATACAGAGAAGGAATAGAATTATTCAACTACTATCTGACTGGGTATTGGTTACTCTTATAGAACCAGATTCTGTGCTTGATATAGCACCACTTAATCAGATAAAAGTTATTGCTTATAAGGAAAAGCAAGAGTGGATACTAGAAACTAAGTATAATATTGGTAAGAAACGTACTCAAGAGCAGGGTTAACCGTAGTTTAATATAAAAGACTTCTGGTATAATTAGTATTGTGATGCCTTTGGGGTCACAGTTCAGACGCTTAATGAGGTCTTATGTTTAACGAAGCTAACGCTATTACTTTGTCCGTTCCTGAGACAAAGGCTTACCTAGACAAGGTAAGAAGAAATATGATTGGGTTTGATGACTGGTTCACAAACTTTGATCAGCATTTTTCACAGCAAAATAACTATCCACCATACAACACAGTAAAACTCAGCAACCATGAGTACCGTGTTGAGGTTGCACTTGCTGGATTTAAAAAAGATGATTTAAAAGTTTACACACAGGAAGGTAAACTAATCCTTGAAGGAAACAAGGAAGGTGATGCTCGTGATTATGTCCACCAAGGACTAGCACAGAGATCATTTACTAGAACATGGGCATTACCTGATGATCTAGTAGTTAAGAACGTAGAATTCCAAGACGGACTACTTCTTATTGACATAGACAGAGTTATCCCTGACCATCAGCAACGAAAAGACTGGCTCTAAATAAAGAAAAGATGAGCTAGACGTGTACAGCAGGGTACTCAAACATATCAGTGGGTCAGATCTTCGTGCTTTAAACGAAGATCTGACTTTGAAGTTTAGGGATGAATTAAACCCTATGTTTTGGAAGGGTGATACTCTTAAGGGTGTCATCAAGACTGCTTTGATGAAGTTTGCTAATGCATTTGCAGAATATGTAGAACTTGATAACAGAGCAATCAAAGATGTCTTAATGTTGGGTGGTAATGCAGGGTATAATTATACTCAGCACTCAGACATCGATGTACATATTGTAGTAGATCCTAAGTATGTTCCTGGATGTGATCCAGAATTATTAGATGATTACTACATGGACAAGAAGACATTGTGGGAACTAACCCATGAGGTTAAGATCTATGGTGTACCAGCAGAACCATATATTGAACAACCAGGTATCAAACGTAAGAAAGCACAGGGTGTGTATAGTTTGATGAAGAACAAGTGGGTTCAGAAACCACAAAAATTTGAAGGGGAACTAGACGAAAGAGAACTTGAAAAGAAAGTTAATAATATTAAACGTAAGTTAGACTGTATGATACAGTCAGATAATGGTGTAGGACTTAAGGCAGCAGTCAAAAGGTTACGTGATGCTAGGCAAGCATCTCTTGAAAAGTATGGTGAGTATGGTATGGAGAACTTGGTGTTCAAAGAACTACGTAACTCAGGTTACATTGACAAAGTGAGGAAGGCAGTGCTAAAATATACATCAGCAAGCCTATCGCTTAAATGATCAAGATTTTATTATTGAAGGAGTATCAGTTGGTGCTGATCGCTAGGATGGAAGAGTTACAAACAGAACTAGGTGAACCAGATTGTAAACTAGACCAACCTTTTGAGATAGTTGATGCTAGTGGGCAGTTTACTATGAGACCTTGGCCTTCTTTTACTACTCAGAAGCAATTGATTATTCATTCTGATAGCATCTTAACTATTGTAGAACCAGATAAAGAACAGTTAGATAAGTACCAAGCATTGACCGCTAACGCTGCTGCATGAGATATTATACCAATGTCCAGATGATTGGGAATGAGTTCCTAGTCAGGGGATATGAGAATGGAAAATCTTTTGTTACTAGGGAGACATTTTCTCCCAAGTTATATGTTCCCAGTCGTATAAAAACCGACTGGAAAACTCTTGATGGTAAGTATGTTGCAGAGATAGAACCAGGTGGTGTAAGAGAATGTCGTGAGTTTATACGTGACCATCAGGACGTAGAAGGATTTGACATCAGTGGTAATCGTAGATACATTTATCAATACATCTCTGAGAAGTACCCAGAGGATGAAATAAAGTTTGAGATGAAGAACATTTATCTTGTTACTATTGATATTGAGGTTCAAGCAGAAAGAGGATTTCCTTCAGTTGATAACTGTGACGAGGAGATGCTCTGTATTACTATGCAGAACTATGCTACAAAGAAAATTGTAACTTTTGGTGTAGGTAAGTTTACAAATAATGATAAGGATGTTACTTACATTGAATGTAAGGATGAGTATGACTTACTAAGTAGGTTCTTAGAGTATTGGCAATCCAATCCACCAGAAGTTGTTACTGGTTGGAACTGTCAGTTATATGACATACCTTATCTTGCTAAAAGAATAACTAAAGTATTGGGAGACAAACCATGCAAACGATTATCACCTTGGGGGTTGGTAACAAATGAAGAAGTCTTTGCTCATGGGCGTAATCATTTGGTCTACGATATTGGGGGTATTACTGTCCTTGACTACCTTGATCTCTACAAGAAATTCACCTACAAGGCACAGGAAAGCTATAGACTCGATTACATTGGACAAGTTGAAGTCAATGCACCGAAATTAGATCACTCTGAGTTTGATACCTTTAAAGATTTCTATAGAGGTAACTGGCAAAAGTTTGTTGAGTATAACATACAAGACGTTAAGATCGTTGACCAGTTAGAAGAGAAGATGAAACTGGTAGAACTAGCAGTCACTATGGCATTTGATGCCAAGGTAAATTTTACTGATGTGTTCTTCCAAGTTCGTATGTGGGATATGATTATCTACAATGATCTTAAGAGGAAAAATATATGCATACCACCTAAAGAAGAAGAAATAAAGAATGAAAAGTATGCTGGAGCATACGTTAAGACTCCTGTACCTGGCATTTATGATTGGGTTGTGTCGTTTGACCTTAACTCACTGTATCCACATCTTATAATGCAGTACAACATATCACCTGAGACGTTGCTAGAAGAACGTTACAGGAATGTTAGTGTGGATAAACTACTGAATGACGAGGTAGACATGTCTGACCTACCTGAAGACGTTACAGTATGTCCTAATGGTGCTATGTATCGTAAGGATGTAAGGGGATTTTTACCTAAATTAATGGAGAAGATCTATTCTGAAAGAGTAGTCTTCAAAAAGAAGATGATTCAGGCAAAGAAAGACTATGAGAAGACCCCCACTAAGGCACTGGAGAAAGAAATTTCTAGATGTAACAACATACAGATGGCGAAAAAGATACAACTTAATTCTGCTTATGGTGCTATCGGTAATAATTACTTCAGGTATTACAAACTAGCAAACGCTGAAGCCATCACACTAGGTGGTCAGTTCTCTATCAGATGGATAGAGAATAAAATGAACCAGTATTTGAATAGAATACTTAAAACAAAGGAGAGTGATTATGTTGTCGCATCTGATACCGATTCTATCTATCTCAATCTTGGTCCTTTGGTGGAGAACGTATACCAAGGTAGAGAAAAGAATGTTGAGGGCATTGTGTCGTTCCTTGATAAGATCTGTCAAGTGGAATTTGAAAAGTATATTGCGAATTCTTATGAAGAATTGGCCACGTACGTGAATGCTTATGACCAAAAGATGTTCATGAAACGTGAGACTATTGCTGAACGTGGTATATGGACTGCTAAGAAGAGATATATTTTATCTGCATGGGATATAGAAGGTGTTAGGTTTGCCGAACCTAAGTTAAAGATGATGGGTATTGAGGCAGTGAAGTCTAGTACCCCTGCACCATGCAGAAAGATGATTAAAGATGGGTTGAAGTTGTTAATTAATGGTACAGAGAAACAGACTCAGGATTATATTGCCAAGTGTCGTAGAGAATTTAGTAAACTAGATCCAGCAGACATAGCATTTCCACGTACAGTAAGTAATGTTGACAAGTATAAGAGTCCTGTAGCAATCTATGGTAAGAATACACCAGTACATAGTCGTGGTGCTTTATTGTTCAATCACTATATCAAGGAACGTGGTTTAGATAATAAATATAATGCCATCAACAATGGTGAAAAGATAAAGTTTGTGTATTTAAAAAAACCGAATCCAATACACGAGAACGTTATATCATTTATCAGCGAGTTCCCCAAAGAACTCGGACTATCACCCTACGTAGATTACGAACTGCAATTTACGAAGAGTTTTCTTGAGCCTATGAAAGTTATATTAGATTCTATCGGTTGGAATGTTGAGCAAGTTGCTACTCTTGAATCTTTTTTCGTTTGATGGTACAATGAATATACTAATTTACTTACATGGATTTACCTGTCACTGACAAAGAACTTGGAATGATTATTAATGCATTGCATTTAGGGGGTGATACCTCCCTATTTCTGAAACTAAAATTAGTTAAGGAAGTTAGGGAAGAAAACCCAGGCGGTCCTTACAAAAAAATTCTACGAGAACAATACGGTATGATCATATGATCTTTCTATCAAAACCATCAGTGTATACATTACCAGGTACATGGGAGAAGCAACCCGATGCTATCATCCCACACCTAAATCTCACACCTGATCAAGGATTTATTTTATTTTTTGGTTTAGTTGTGCTATCATTAGTGGGGTATGGACTATACCTTACATTTGGAGCAGGTAAAAAGAACCTAAGAGACCAAATTGACGAACATGCTAAAATGCATGAACTCGGAATAGCACATGGTCACGGTGGTAACAAGGATGCCTATGAGGTCTCTGGTAAACTTGACCACTCAATTGACGACTAATGATTACTAAAGAAAAACAAATGACTTTATCATCACAAACAAACGATTACTTAGGTGAAGCTGAAGGTAGCATTCGTAGTGCAATCAGAGGTGCTGCTCGTTGTGAGTCTCCTTTAGTAGTGAGTCAGTTAGCAAAATTACTAACAGACATTCAACATGTTAGAGACTTTGAGAGTCTCCATGATTTATTAGAGAAAAACATTGAAACTGATTAATGGATTTTTTAAAAGAACTTGAAAAGGTTGTAGGTGATGAGTTTAGTTCTCTTGCCGAAACTTTAAATGATGAGGAACAGTATGTAGATACAGGTTCCTATGTTCTAAATGCTTTAGTTAGTGGTAGTATCTTTGGTGGTGTATCAAAGAAAAGGATTACTGCTATAGCAGGTGAGACCAGTACAGGTAAAACCTTCCTGTCATTGGCAGTGGTTAAGAATTTCCTTGACCATGACCCAACAGCATCGATTGTATACTTTGACTCAGAGTCTGCAATCACAACGAACATGTTAGATGAAAGACAGATCGATAGATCTAGATTTTTCCTAATGAAATGTGCGACTGTCGAGACATTCAGGCACAAAGCATATGCTGCATTAGACGTATACTGTAAGAAACCTGAAGAAGAACGCAAACCTTGTATGTTTGTGTTAGACTCATTGGGGATGCTTTCCACAGAGAAAGAAAGTACTGACATATTAAATAATAAACAAGTACGGGATATGACCAAATCCCAATTAGTTAAGGCTACGTTCAGAACATTAACTCTGAAACTGGGTCAAGCTAACATCCCACTAATAGTTACTAACCACACTTACGATGTTATTGGATCCTATGTCCCAACTAAAGAAATGGGCGGAGGCAGCGGCCTCAAGTATGCAGCCAGTACAATCATATATCTCAGCAAAGGTAAGGAAAAGGAAGGAACGGAAGTCGTTGGCAATGTTATCAAAGCAAAGACACATAAATCACGTTTAACAAAAGAGAACCGTGAGATAAAGACTCGTCTATACTATGACCACCGTGGTCTTGATCGTTACTATGGTCTCCTAGAATTAGGAGAACTTGGTGGACTGTGGAAGAATGTTGCAGGTAGGTATGAGATGGATGGTAAAAAGTTATATGCCAAACAGATCCTTGCTGATCCAGAAACCTACTTTAATGATCAAGTGATGCAAGCACTTGACGAAATAGCACAAAACGAATTTAGTTATGGCGGAAAGGATTCCACTAACAATCCTTAAGAATCTTCTTCATAACGAGAAATATACAAGAAAAGTTCTACCATTTATCAAAGAGGAATTCTTTGATGAAAGGACTGATCGTGTAGTCTTTGAAGAAATAGGTGGTCATGTTCAGTTGTATGATGGACTACCTACCAAAGAAGTTCTCCATATTGAAATAGAAAGTCGAGATGATCTATCCCAAGATGAGCATAAACTCATCTTGGATACTATAGATTGTCTAGAAGAATCTGAGGTAGACCACAAATGGTTACTTGACACTACTGAGAAGTGGTGCAAGGAACGTGCTATCTACTTGGCACTCATGCAGTCTATTAAGATTGCTGATGGTCAGGATGAGAAGAAACAACCTGATGCTATACCATCTATACTTTCTGATGCATTAGCAGTATCCTTTGATGATCACATAGGACATGACTACATCGATGATTCAGAAGATCGCTTTGCATATTATCACCGAGTCGAACGTAAGACATCCTTTGATCTTGAGATGTTCAATAAGATTACTGCGGGTGGACTATCAAATAAGACACTTAACATCGCTCTTGCTGGCACAGGTGTGGGTAAGAGTCTCTTTATGTGCCATGTCGCTGCAAGCGTTCTCACAGAAGGAAAGAATGTTTTATACATCACACTTGAGATGGCAGAAGAGAAGATTGCAGAAAGAATCGATGCAAACTTACTTAATGTTAATATCCAAGAGATACAGGATATCCCAAAGTCTACATTCACCAAGAAAATTGACAAACTTAGAGACAAGACGAAAGGGAAACTGATTGTTAAAGAGTATCCTACTGCTTCAGCACATACTGGACACTTTAAAGCATTGTTGAATGAGTTGTCCTTGAAGAAATCCTTTAAACCTGATATAATATTTGTAGATTATTTAAACATCTGTTCGTCATCTCGTTATAGAGGTGCAGTTAACGTAAATTCTTATTCCTATGTCAAGGCAATCGCAGAAGAACTTAGAGGACTCGCTGTCGAATTTGACTTACCAATTGTCTCAGCTACGCAGACTACTAGGTCTGGTTTTGCTAGTTCAGATCCTAATCTTACTGACACATCTGAATCTTTTGGTCTCCCTGCTACTGCTGACCTTATGTTTGCTCTTATTAGTACAGAAGAGCTGGAGGGACTTAATCAAATAATGGTTAAGCAGTTAAAGAATAGGTACAATGATCCTACTATGAACAAGAGATTTGTTGTTGGTATTGATCGTGCTAAGATGAGATTGTATGACTGTGAGCAAGCAGCACAGGAGGATATAGTTGACGACACAGATGAAGTAAAGTATAATAAGAAAGACAATAGTTCACATGCTAAGTTTGATGACTTCAAATTTTAATAAGTATACTAAATTTGTAAACAATGTTACAAGTATTCCTTCACAAGACTCCGATGCTTTTATATACCGTTTACAGGAACTTGGTGGTGATGTCGCTATTCAACGCCTTCTTACTGCTGCTGTTGGTATTAGTGCCGAGGGTGGTGAGTTTATGGAGATTGTTAAGAAAATGATTTTCCAAGGTAAACCTGCTAATGCAGATAACCTAGAGCATCTTAAAATAGAACTTGGTGATGTTATGTGGTACGTAGCACAGGCATGTATGGCATTAGAAATTGATATGGATGAGGTATTAGATACTAATATTAAGAAGTTGGAGAAGAGATATGAAGATGGGCACTTCTCCGAGTATTATAGTGAGAATAGGAAAGCAGGTGATCGATGAAAGATACCATACTGTATGGTGATTGTCGTGAAACACTAGATGGATTCCTACCTAATAGTGCTAGAACATGTGTCACCTCACCACCTTACTATGGTCTAAGAGATTATGGTAAAGAAGATAAGCAGATAGGTCAAGAAGATACACCAGAAGAATACATTGAAAACCTTGTAGGTATATTCAGAAAGGTACGTGATGTACTTACTGATGATGGTACACTATGGTTAAACATAGGTGACTCATACTATAACTACAGACCAGGTAAAGCATATCCTAAACAAACTGTAAGTAAAACCAAGCAAGATTTACCAGACTACACACCTAAACGTAGTAATAAACTAGAAGGACTGAAAGAAAAAGACCTTATAGGTATACCATGGATGCTTGCTTTTGCATTACGTGCTGATGGATGGTACTTGAGACAGGATATTATATGGAACAAACCAAACCCTATGCCTGAGTCAGTTAAGGATAGATGTACTAAGTCACATGAGTACATATTTTTATTAAGTAAGAATAAAAACTATTACTATGACAACGAAGCAATTAAAGAACCAGCAAAGGATTGGGGAACCAGAGATAGGACTAATGGCAAGTACACAAGTACGAATGAGTATGGACAGACTCCACACTCAGGATTAACAAAAAGTTATCCAACTAAGAATAAGAGATCTGTATGGTCAGTAACTAATAAACCATATAAGGGTGCTCACTTTGCTACTTATCCACCTGATTTAATTGAACCTTGTATCAAGGCAGGGAGTAAGAAAGGGGATAATGTATTAGATCCATTCATGGGTAGTGGTACTACTGCTATGGTTGCAAGATCATTAGGTAGATACTATCTTGGTTGTGAACTCCATGAACAATATGAAGATCTTATACATCAAAGAGTACCAACCTCCCTACCATTTGATACATAGTAAAAACGCATTATGACTATGAAAGACAAGATGGTCAATGCACTAATAGCACATGCTAAAGGTGACATTGAAAAACATAAGATGAACGTTGAAGTTTATCTGAATAACCCTGCTGGTATCGGTGAACACTCTGACATTCTTGAAGCAATTGAGAATGAACTTAATATGATTGCTAAGTATGAGGATCAAGTCGAAGTATTAAATAAATACTTCAAGAAGCATGCTATGTAATTGCAAGTAACCGACTACTCGGAAGATCTATATGGGGGTGACCCTGACTATACAGATTACACCAACTCAGGTGGTGTAGCTAATAAGTCGGGTAAAGTTAACATGGGATTCATTTTAGAATCCAAGTTATTCTCCCAGTATAGAACAGTCGGAATGATACCTCAAGGATTTACACCAGCAGGGGCATCTAATACTGCTGCTGACTTAGAATTACTCGTTAAGAATTATAATTTACTTAATCAAGATCTGATTACACGTATACGTGTTGAGGTTAAGTTAGATACTACTGCTGACTATGGGCAAAGTGGTCTTAAATGGAGGACTGGTAGTCATTGGTATATAACGGGTAAGCAAGATACAGCATCAGTCAACATGCAGAACATGTTGAAGACTATGAATATAGAAAGGACTGTTAATAATATATGGCCTCAAGATATGCCAAACCTATTCAAGTATAACTCTGCTAGGGAAGTACCTGATATGGAGAAGGAGTCTGATAAGGAAAGATATAAGAGTAAAATGATAAAGGGTGAGCAGTTCTTGAATACTTTTCAAGACTATTACCTAAGTAAGAACATCCCTTATATACAAATAGGTGATTATGGGTTATACTACCTGAAAGGACATGACCCTGCTGGTCTAAAGTTTGTAGGTGCTTCAGATTTTAATTCATCTGGTGCAAGTATGAAACTGAGGATTAGAAATAAACCTAGTGGTGGAGGTAACTATAGGTTCTCTACTGCATTGCTTATAGATAGAAAACCTAGAAGATCTGGGTTTGATCTAGACGGTAATGCTGACATGGCAAGACTGCAAGGTGATGCTGTTATGTGTGATGACGCACCACCACAACTTCAAAAACAAAGACTATTATTTCAATGAAAAAACTATTATTGCTACCAATTACTTTACTATTAGTTGGATGTGATCCTTCAGGTGGTATGGGAAGTTTTAATTGGTCACCACCAGGTGAACCAGATGGGCAAACATGTGAATCAACAGTAGGTTTCTGGCAACAGTATTGCGGTACTGGAGAACATCCTAACATATGTGATTGTTACCAATGAATAAATTATTAGAGCATCTGATCATCGCATACTCCTTTGATAGGAAGAAGGTTGAGCGTTTGCCTAATGAGATTGAGAACTTTTCCAGATTCTTTGTTGAATTTGGATCACCTATCTCAGAAGATAAGTATAAATATAATCAATACACTACGCTTGGACTAGCGTTTATTCGTCAACACCGCAACGAAATCTACAGAAGAATCCGTGAAGCAGTTCGATCAGTTCATAACAGAAGCAAGAATAACACGAGCTTCAACTCAGGCAAAACGCATCGGTCTCGTAGGAGACGGGCATGGTGATTGGTATGACCGCCAAGGTCAACTAAAAGCCAAGACTATTCGTGGCGAACTTAAAATGTTCGATGCGAAATCTGCTGCTAAAGATGAAGATGAACGTGAGAAAAATTCACAGACATTAGCGTCACGTAGTGGTTCTAGTGCTACTGCTAACCCTACTGCTGGTGGTGCAGGTCAGGTAAAACCAGATGTAGATAGGATGGGACGTGCTCTATCTAACTTCCAAGCAAAACAACAATTCGATCAGGCAGCAAGAGACGAACCATTAACAGTTGCTTTTGATAAATTTGATGATGACGTAGTAGGTGATAATATAATAGCAACAGCAGCACAGACATCAGAAGAATTCTATATTTTCCCTTCTAGGGATGCTGATATCAAACGTTTGAAGGAAGCACACCCAGATTTACAAGAAGCAATAATAGATGATGCTAATGCTGAAACAATTTATGATGTTCTACAATCAATATATGAGAATGGTTATAACTCTTTGAACATAGTAGTAAGACAGTCTAGAGCACAGGAGATTGCTAAGTTAGCACTGGAACAGAATGGTAAGTTATATAATTATGTCATGCTTAACGTAATACCAGTTGACGAAAGGACTTTGAGAGAACAATATGTGTCAGGTGACTTGTTCAAGGTAGGTACATTTGTTGAATCTAGTGATATTGTTGGTAAGATTATAAGACGTGGTGCTAACCATTTGATATGTGTTGATGAGAATGCACGTATGTTTAGGACATGGATAACTGAGTGTACGGAAGTGGGTAAGTTTAATCTTGGAGTAGATTTCTAAATAAATAATAGGACAAGTATTAGTTTACCCATGGGAATCTGGAATCAGACATTTGATGATCTACGTAAGCCTTACTTAGAAGGTAAAGATCAGGAAAAGAAATCTAAACGCTGGCAAGATGATGACGGTGATGGGAAGTGGTATGAAAAAAGTGATGTAGATGGTAAGATCTCTGACAGAGAAAAGAAAGAGAAGAAGAAAAACTCAAAAAAGAATGAAGCGTATACTGTTACTAACGCTGATAAAAAAGGTAATACTAAAGCATACCAAGGATTTGTTGCAGGTATGAAGAGTAAGGTGACAGGTAAGCCAATGTATAAGGCTGCTGATCACATGAAGACTGAGCATCATTCAAAGGACTGTGATGATACTTGTGAACCAAAGTGTGAGCATGACCAAGAAGTAAAGGAAGCATCACTAGAAACAGCACGTAAGAATATAGGTAAGGATCCCAAGAAGGCATCTTGTTGGGATGGATACAAAGCAACTGGAACTAAGATGAAAGGTGGTAAATCAGTACCTGATTGTAAGAAAGAAGATGTTGAAGTTGTAAATGAATTAAGTAAGAATACTTTAGGTGGTTATGTTAAGAAGGCAAGTAAAGAAACCAGAATGAACGTGGTGTCAACACAGCATGGATCTGGTATACCCAAGAAAGCAAGAGATATAAAACAAAGGCAGATCAGTAAAAGACTGAAGGGTATGGAGAAGGCAGGTGAGAAGTTGGCGAAAGAAGATGTTGAATTGATAGATGAAAGAGGACGTGATGACAGTACTACTCTAGGTGATAGAGCACTAAGTAAAGCAAAACGTCTAGGTCAGAAGAGGAGAAATTCTAAAGAATATAAGCAAGGATTGAGACGTGGTACTGGTGCAAAGGAGTATGCTAACTACAAACTAGCAAGAAAGCAGCATAGTAATGATGCATCAAGTGAGAATCAGATGAGTAGATCTAAACCTCAACGTGGTGAAGGTAACAAAGCAAAGAGAAGAGCTGGTGAGAAGGTAAGAAATACTAGAAATGACAGAGTAGTTAGTGACCGCAACGGATTCAGGGTAGTACGTGGTGAGCATCTTGATTGGAGAGCTGATCTAGGTTACCTTACGGAAAAATCTGAATGTGATAGTGGAGATAAGAAAGTAAAAAAGCAAAAAAGGGAAAGCACAAGTTCGTAACTGTTTTCCCAGACGTTAAAACTGAAGAGAAGCTACTAGATAAACGTGCCAAAGCAAATGACAAAGACTATCCTAAGACTCTTAATGTAGAAGGATCTGCATACGGTATTACC